GTTGCTCGCCACAAGGGGAGGATCTTCCATTTCCGTTGCCGCCTCCCGGTCGAACGTTCGGCGGCAAGCCCAGCTTCCGGCGGTACATCCACATACCCCTGCCGTTCCAACTTCTCCCGCACCACCTCCGCCGCCGTGTCGGGATCGGGAGCTACTAGGCGGCTTTGGAGGTAGACCCTATCCATCGGCAACCTCCAGGGTGTCGAATAGTGTAGGCTGTCCAGCCTCCATTTCCGCCCTTTGCAGATTCCTTACCGCCTGCTCCCAATAGCTGCGCTTCAGCTCGATCCCGATATGCCTGCGGCCCATTTTGATTGCCACGTAGCCCGTTGAACCAATTCCATCGAAGGGATCAAGAACAACATCGCCGGGGTTGGTCCAGAGTTGCAGGGCGCGTTCGATTACCTGCAACTGGAGGGGCGCGATATGTTTCTCGTCTCTATGTTCCCTGGCCGATTCTTTTTGAAGCGTGTTTGTCTGGTTAATATCCATCCATACAGGACTTGCATAACGCCGCCACACGTGGTGAGAATAGACTGGATCTGTTCTGGCCATGGATTTGTTTCGATGTTTACGACTGTCTTTAAGCGTTGGTTCCTTTTTTGGTGCTTTCGGTTCATCTAATCCTACAAATTCCGTAAGTCCGTCAGGATGGGAAATTGGTTCCGTGTTCATTCCGGGCTTACGCACAGTAATTAAATAATCAGGCAATCCCTGTCTGCACATAGCAGAATCCTTTACAAGTTGTTTGTGCATTAACCCAAGAGCCTTCGTTCTTGTGGCTTCAATAAGCGGATCTTTCCAGATAACAACCTTTGAATGATAAATAAAGCCAGCATTTTGAAATAATCTAAGTAGATCGCCCGGAAAATCTTTAAGACCAATATAACCATCACGCTCCTTCATGGCCGGGATGTCCATGCAATGGAAAGATAATAACCGCCCCGGCATTGTCACCCGGTAAAGTTCATCAACCAAAAACTTGAAGTGCTCTATAAACTCCTTTTCGTTTCGACAATTGCCCATATCCCTGATGCTGTTTGAATATACATACAAAGCGGCGAAAGGAGGACTAAAGATAGTGTAGTGGATTGAATCATCGGGGATATTCTTGATAACCTCTACGCAATCGCCCAGGTAAATTTCCCAGCCGTCACCTTTGGCAACGTCGGTGACGTATTCGGAGACTTCCCTTGTTGTACCCCGGATGTTGGCCTTCGTTATCTCCTGAGTTGCGCTTACCATTCCTTGCAACATCTCCTTGAACTCTCTCTCCTTGCGCTTGATGTTCTCCACGATAGCCCCCTCCGTTTCAGCCACCACTACGTAAACGTCAACGGGTTTGGTCTGGCCGAAACGCCAGCACCGCCGGATAGCCTGGAACCAGGATTCGAATGAGTGATCGAGGCCGCAGAAGATCACCTTAGAGCAATGTTGCCAGTTCATTCCGTGGCCTGCGATGGATGGCTTGCTGACTAGCTTTTGTACCCTGCCTTCGCTGAAGTCCAGGAGGACCTTCTCCTTGTATTCCGGTGAATGGCTGCCCCGGACTTCTACCGCCCCTTCTATGGCTTTAGTGAGCATCTCCGATTCGTCATTCAGGTAGCACCAGATAATACAAGGCTCATCAAGCGAATTGGCTATCTCGGCGCAGGCCTTCACCCTATCGGCAAGGCTGCTTCTTTTGGCCTTGCGCTGCTCGTCTAACGTCCGGGCCTCCACCACGAAAAGGGAATCTTCGGGCGGTTTATCAACTTTAACCGTGACCTGCTGGGTGTTCAGCGGCGGCAGGATGAAACCGTTGTCGTCATACCCCAGATCGGACGGCTTTTCCAGCATAACCGCCCAGGAAGCCACCCATTCCCAAAATTTGTCCTGGGCGTGGCCTTTCAACCGCCATTGCGATGTCCTGCCGCCATCGTGGACAAAGAACATGGAAAGCATCTCGTTGTAGCTCATCACGCCCAGAAATTCAGCATGGTTGCCCAACTCCATGTAGTCATTTGGGGCGGGCGTGGCGGTACAGGCCAGTTTATAAGGAGTATTACCGAAGGCCTCGATGATAGCCTTGCGGGTTTGGGCATCGAAGTTCTTCAGTATGCTGGACTCGTCGAGAACCACGCCTATAAAGCTGGCTGGGTCAAACAGGTGTAGTCGTTCGTAATTCGTGATGTTGATTCCAGGTTTAACGTCTTGCTGATTGCGGCAGTGATGAACTTCAATCCCAAACTTTTGCCCTTCTCTCACGGTCTGGTGGCTGACAGCTAAAGGCGCAAGAATGAGAATGTTGCCTTTGGTTTGCTGGTGAACGTGTTTTGACCACTCAAGCTGAATGGCCGTCTTGCCCAACCCCGTTCCAGCAAACACCGCCGCCTTACCCTTGCGTAAAGTCCAAAGGGTAATATCCCTTTGAAAAGGAAACAGTTTATCGCTTATCTGTTCCTCCGGTATACTAAAGCCGGAAGGCTTAACCACTATGCGCTTTGATTCGAGAAATTTGCTGTAGTCCATCACGCAAACCCCTTCCCCTGCTTCACCAGATACCACTCGCCGCTTTCTTTGTTGTATTCGTAGGTCTCATCATGCAATGGCTGGTTGAAAAACAGCAGGGCGCAGTCGGCTTTCTGCAACCGCTCCCGGAATTTCTTCTCCAGCCACCGGATGGTTTTGTTACCGTGTTCTTCGCTTATGGTGTACCAGACTTCTTCGCCGTCAATTGTCAGCGTGATTTCGCCGAAGCCCACGGCCAGCGGCCTGCTTTTCGGCAACCTCACGGGAGGGATCGAGCTGCAGTTGAGGCAACCGATCAGTTTGGGATTTTTGATTGGTTCGTGTTTCACTTTTCCAGCCTCCATGCGGGTTATGCATAATTTTTGCATAATTATTCATTACTTTTTCTGCGGGTCTGGGCAGATATAACCTCTTCCCAGATAAGAAGCAACGTCCGTGATTTTTCTGCCCCGCCCAGGTATGCCGTCGTACCAGTATAAGCACAGCCCGCCTTTGTGCCAACGGCAGATATTGCAGTTTGTAGCGGTTGGTTTTGCCATGCTAATTCTCCTTTCCAGTCAGCCGGGGTTACTCCCCGGCGGCCTCTTCGCTGTATTCTTCCTGCGCCTCTTCTTCGCTGTCTTCCGGGAAGATTTCTTCCGCAACATACCTTTCTTCGGCTTTGGTGAGCAACTTTTCTACGTGCTTGGCGATTGACTGCCATTGTTTTTCGGTAACTTGGGCAACAGAAGATATCTCGTAGCTTTCGCATAAGATTACCGCAACGTAATCGCTGAACTTCGCTGGATCATATCCTTTCTGCCCGGCGTAGAACTGCACTTTGGCAATAACCTCGTCTTTCGCAGATTGCTTCGGTTTGTTACCTTTAGTGTCAGTTTTTTGGGCAGATTGTGCAACAGGTTGTGCAGGCTGAGCAGATTCTCCGTTGTCAACGCCCGATACCCACTCAGCCAGATCCTCCGTGTCCTGGGTGAAAATACCGCTGCTCCTGGTGGCGGAAAGGGTTGCGTCTATCAAGGCTCGCTTCTTCCCCATCTTTAGGACCGTGTTCCAAAGTGTCCAGGGGTCTTGGTTTTCCAGCCGATACATCCGGTAGGTCTTACCGTTCTTGTCCTTGCGGGTTTCGCTGTAAATTGCCGTTTTATCAATGCCTTCCGGCAACTTCCACTCCGGCACCCACCGCCAGCGGTAGCGGCCTTCCAGGGTGTTAGCCTCGCCCACGCCTTCGGCTACTACAACGCCGCTTCTTCTATGAACTAAAGCTACAGTAACCCTGGCTCTATAGAAACCGGTTTCAGTATTCTTTTCCTCTTCCACATGCTTCACTCGTGGCGCGTAGCCGTAAAACTCACATAATTTCTCAGCGCCCGGCTTGAGCAAAGTGGGCTTGTCTGTGCCGGGGATAAGTCCGTAGTCCTGGTCTTTGATCATAACTTCTTTAAAAAAACGCTGGACAAGCCCCAATTTCGCCTTCATATCGGCAAGTTTGAGGGCCGATTTCCTTGGGGGGGTGTCGGAAACTTCTAGGACTTCCGTACGGTATTCCTGAATAGAAGTGGTTTCCATGTTTAGATAACCTCCTTTACGTTTAAAACTTGCGAAACGCTCACAGTAATCAACTGATTGAGCATATCGGCAGGAAGAATCTTACGGGCAGTCTTAGTGTCCAGTCTTTCTGAACGGCGCTCTTTGATCTCCACTACCCAACTTCCGGCCCTCACCGGGCCGTTGGCCGCTTCTTCAAACAGCTTCGCCTTTACCTCGTCCCGGAATCCCTCCAGGGCTTTGATTTCTTCGCAAAGCTCCTGGTAAGTTTCCACAGTTGGCAGAAGATCACTCCGGTCTATCGCCTGCACCTTTACCTTCCGGTAGTCAGGCCAGCAAACGTAGGTGTACGGACACCACGCTGGGCGACAATTCCAGTCTTTCTCTGGGTCATAGGGTGTATTCGGCACTTCTTTTGCCCGAATTTTCGCAAGCAATTTTTCCAGTTCGCATGCCTTTTCTTCGCAAAATTCCAGGTCTATGACCACCTTTTCAAAAACGTGGTCGTAAAGACGGTTAGAAGGGGTGTCCTTTGCACGGGCAACAAGATAGCCGGTCTTTATGGGGTAATCGGCAAAGCCAAGAGCAAGGAGATACAGCTGTACCTGGGTGTAGTACTGTGGGTGAGCTTCTAACAAGCCTTTTGCTCGAATCTCTTGGCAGGCATGGCGTTTAAGGCATTTGGCTTCCACCAAAACGCCGTAGTCGTCTGTAGTGCTTGCCAAAATGCCGTCAATGTGGCCATAGATTTTGCCACTCCCGCCAGGCAGGGGAATTACTACTTCTTTCTGAGCACAGACGTGTTGGTATGGGCCATCGGGAAGGTTTTCGCAGGCCCAGCGGATGATGTCTGGTTCGTGAATTCTACCGTCCAGGAAGGCGCGTTCGGTAGATTCCGTTGTGGGCAGTCCTTCTACGCCCCACGCTTCGTAGAAGATTTTACGGGGGCAGGAACCAGCAGAGCTAATTCTGAGGATTGCTTCAAACTGGCTGAAATTAACGCAATCGTTTCTATCGTAACAAGTGTTGTTGAGTGCCTTGCGGCAGTCGGAACATTTTATTGTTTCCATTTTTTCAACCTCCAAAGGATTGGGCCGGGCCTAACCCGGCCCTGGAAGGGAGATTAGGCAATAACTTCTAAATTACCGAATTTCTTTTGAAGCAACATGTTAAGTTCATCGTAAAAATTCCACCACTCGCCCTTAAGTTTAGTAGCATCAAGACCGTATTTTTTAAAAAGCTCTATAATGTCCCAGATAGATTCACTTAAACAATCACCATAAACATCTAATTTTACTGTTATTTTCATTTTTTCAACCACCTTCATCTAGTGTATTGAGGAGTTCTGGGCCGGGCCTAATCCGGCCCGAGAAGGAAAAGGAGATGGGATGTTTTGCAGGGCGGGCCGGATTTGAGCCGGCTAAGGGGCAACCCTCACGTCCACTAGTCAGGCCCCTGGTGGACCCGCCGGGAATTGCACCCGGAGGGGCTACCCTGTTCCTGATCCGCTTTATCGGAGTCAGCGTGTTCCCACCACGCCGCCGCCCCGCTTAAACTTGTCGCCGCCCCGCCGTTGAGCTGGCTAAAACGCAGGGGAATTAGATTGCCAGCAGTATCTCGCGCGGGGCAGCGGAAATTTCATGCCAAGTCCAGTTTCCCGCCGTTGACCGGAGCAACCACAAACGTCAGCAGGTTCCCGTCGCTGCTAATGCTGTAACTCGCACCCCGGCACTCCAGCAACTTTGCTGCATCCTGCACTTCGGACCGGATTGTGTCGTATTGAATTATGATCATATCTTCCTTGAAAATTACCTTTCGTTCATAACTCATCATCCGGTCGATCATCGCCAAAAACTCCGGCAACGGCAGATCCGCGATTTTCTCGGCGTAGCAGTCCTCGCAGATCGGTTCGTCTTTCCAGGTAAGATATTTTCCGTTGCCGTCCGTCCAGCCGACTACCAGGCCGCACCTTTGGCAACCGATTGGTTCGCATTTCTCCTTCGGAGTTATCCGCGGTTCGGGCAATACAGTCTGGGTTTGCATGGTTAAGACCCCCTTACTTGTTTGTTGATAAATTTTTCTGCGTACTGAACTGCGTCATTACGATTGTTAAAAAAGCTAATTTCCTTAATCTCTCGTTCTACTATGCAGACAACAGCATATTCCCAAAATAACTCCGCAATGTAGACTCGACAGCCTTCGAGTGTTACATTCCAGGTAATGTCTCTCTGGTGCCTAACAATTCTTTCGAGTTTTTCCCGCACCTTCGTTCCTCCTTGATCGCCCCCGTTTTTTGTGGTAAACTGGAGGCAGGGTTAGTGGGCCGCGAAAGCGGCTATTCTTCTTCCTCGGGCACAATTACCCGCTTACCGCTAGCCTGAAAAGCCTTCCTACAGGCCGGGCACAGCCGGGAAGGTTCCCAGTCTTCATCATCGCCGTAAGTTATTCCGCAGTTCCAGCAGACGTACACTGTTTCAAGCCTCCTTTGCTTTTGCGGTCTTTTTTAAGCCGTTTTTTGTTTGCCTTCAACATCCTTCGCCCACACAACAAACTCTACGCCTTCAATAATAGTGTGCTTCCTGTAGGGTAGGTCGTTATATTCCTTTTTATCAACGCAAACAATTCTGCCATCGAAAATGTTTTCATCATTGGTTACAATACTTATTCCTCCTACATTGTCCACGAAAATGCTGACTATATCAGTTA